GCGGACGACAACTGGGCCCGTCTGTCCGAGATGCGCTCGGCCGACCGCATCGCCGCCCTGGAGAAGGCCCGCTTCCAGACGAACCGGAAGGCCACCACCAAGGGATCCCGCATCCACGCCATGGCCGAGCAACTCGCCCACGGACGCGAGGTGTCCGTGCCGGCTGAGATCCGCCCCCAGGTGGAGGCCGTCGCCCGCTTCCTCGACCAATGGGAATGGGAGACCGTCGTCACCGAATCCCCCGTCGCCAACACGAGCTACCGGTACGCCGGCACCGCCGACGCCGTCCTCCACAACGACCGGTTCGGCAACGTCCTCCTCGACTGGAAGACCGGCAAAGGCATCTACGACGAAGTCGCCCTCCAGCTGTCGGCGTACAAGCACTGCGACCTCCGCCTCGAGGAGCAGACCACCATCGGCCCCCGCGGCGGCAAGAAGACCACCTGGACTGAGACCACCATCCCCGACATCGATCAGTGCATGGTCGCCCACGTCCACGAGGAGTCCATCGAACTCCACCCGGTCGTCACCGACGACTCCGTGTTCACGATGTTCCTCTACGAGCTCGAGCTCCTCGAAGGCTGGGTCAAGAGGACGAGCTGGCGCTACCGGTCGGACGATTCCTTCTCCCCGACCATCGGGGACCCCATCTGGCCGGAAACCGGAGACCCGGAATGAACGACCAGATCCCGCCCGGCATCCTCGCCCAGTTCGACCAGATCGCCGCCGACCACCAGTCCATGGCTGAACTGGTCGCCCTCTGCAAGGCAGCCCCGGAAGTCGCGGCGCAGGAGCTCGCAGGCTTCGCGACCCTCCTGACGATCCTGTCGGCCACCGGCTCATGGGACGGCCTGGAGGACCTCCTCGCCAACCAGCCCTCACCACTCACCCATCCAGCCATCGCGGCCGGCTGCCACCTCGCCGCCGAGTCCTTCCTCACCTACACCGACAACGACAAGGAGATCTGACCAATGACTGAGAACCTCCCCGAGGTGCGCACCACCTCCCAGGCGCCCGCCCAGCCCGACATGCGGGACCGCCGCACCGACTCCTGGACCGACGTGCTCATGCCGACCGTGAACCTGGCCGGGAACATCGCCGCAACCGAGTTCGTGCCCACCGGGCTGAGGGGAAGCACAGAGAAGGTCACCGCCGCCATCCTCTACAGCCGAGAGCTGGGTCTGCCACCCATGACGGGGCTGGGCTCCGTCCACGTCATCAACGGGAAGGCCGGAATCTCCGCGGAGACCATGCGTGCCCTGGTGCAGCAGGCCGGCCACCAGATCCGAACCACCGAGATGACCGAGTCCAGATGCGTCATGAAGGGGCGGCGTCGTGACGAGGAGGACTGGGTCACCGCCTCCTACACCATGAACGAGGCCGACCGGGCCGGGGACTCGAAGAAGAACCCGAACTATCGCACCCGTCCGGCGGAGATGCTGCTCGCCAGATGCACCACCCGGCTGTGCCGCATGGCGTTCGCCGACGTGATCCACGGCATGGCGTCCACCGAGGAGCTGGACGACCTAGCCGCCGAGGACGGCGACACCCCGGCGATCGAGCCCGTGGACTCCAACCAGACCGCGGTGAAGCGGGCCCCGAAGAAGCGCGCCACCCGGAAGAAGGCCGAGCCGGAGCCGCAGGGCCCCGCCCCGGAACGCCAGCACGCCCCGCTGCCCGCCCCGCGAGGTGGTGGCCACGGCTACCAGGACGGCCCCGAGCAGCAGCCCATGGTGGGTGAACCCTCCCAGGAGGAGCGTCCCGCCAACGTCGATTCGGACGGCGTGGTCGACGCCGACATCGTCGTGGACGACACCCCGAAGCCCGCCGCCCGCCACGACGTGCAGCAGATCCAGATGCACCTCAAGCGCCTCGAAGTCACCGACCGCGCCGAACGGCTCTGGTGGGCCGGGGAACTCTCCGGGCGTGGGGAGATCGCCTCGACCACCGACCTGACCGCGCAGGAGGCCGACCGGGTCATCAAGGAACTCGCCCGCGTCCGCGACAACGCCTCACTGGTGGCGCGCGGGAAGGAGCTGGGCCTCGATGTCTGACTCCGAGAACCCCACTCCCGACTCCGTCAAGGCATCCATTCTGCTGATGCGGCTGAGAGGCCGGTCGGCGAAGGAGATCGCAGCCGTGGTGGACATGCCGGTCCTGCTGGTGCAGGAGGTGCTGCGCGCCGGTGGCTGGCCCAACCAGGCTAAGGCCGCAGCCACCGCCCAGCGGCTGTCCGGTGGCGTGGACATGCTGGCCGAGCAGCGCGACGACTCCGTGCAGGCCCTCTGCGTGCTGGCGCAGCGGGTCGGCACGCAGAGGATGCGCACCCTCGCCGAACGGCTCTCGCGGACTCAGGTGGAGATCCTCGACGGGGCGAAGGAGGCGGCCGCCAAGAAGCGGGCCCGTGACGCCGACGCTCAGCGCCGGGCCAAGCTGCGGGCCCTCGATGACCAGAAGAAGAAGTTGCGGGCGGAGAAGAAGCGCCTGGCGGCCTCCGAATCCACGATTTCCGGTCAGATCGCCGAGCTGAACGAGAAGATCGCCGCGCTGAAGGAGGGGGTGGCGTCATGACGATGCCCCCGCCGTGGCTGAAGTGCGGCATCTGCAACCGCACCTTCGAGAAGTGCCAGGAGGTCAACGGGAAGGTGGCGCCGGAGAACCGGCACACCTTCCAGACGATCGACCAGGTCCGCCGCCAGTCACGCCAGAAGCACCTGGCTGACGGGCCTGCCCGTCATCGTCCGGGCGGGGGCCAGTGATGCCCGTCGGACGCCTCTCACCGAGGCACCGGACTCGTGTCGGCGACGAGGACAACGCGGCCGGGATCCGTCCCGGCTCGGTGATCTGGCTGGACGGTCAGGAGTGGGAGGTCATGGCCGCCTCGACGGGCTGGATCGACCTGAAGAACCAGGAGGGCCGGACCCGATCCATCCGGCCCGCCCGGCTGGTGGATTGCCAGGTGCGGCCGTGCTGACCGTCACCGTCCGCGGTGTGCCCCGGCCGAAGCCCGACCCCAGGTGCTTCGGCCGGGGTGGCCACCACCACCTCTCCATTCCTGCCAACAGCCCGGGGTACGCCCAGTGGCGGGAGCGCTGCACCGAGGCGGGCCGGGCGCTCGCCGCCCAGGCCCGGTTCCCGAAGGGGACGCCGGTCGGGCTGATGATCACCGTCACCGTCCCGCGCCCGACGTCGCACTACCGCACCGGCAAGAACGCGCACCTTCTGCGCAGCACGGCGCCGGCGTTCCCGCTGTCCCGCAGTCACGGCGACATCGACAAGATCCAGCGCCTCATCCTCGACGCCCTCACCGACTCCGGCGTGTGGGGAGACGACTCCCAAGTCGTCCACGTCGAGGCCACCAAGTGCTACCCCGACGACCCCGGCAGCCCCGACTCACTGGAGCATCCCGGCGCCGTCATCCGAATCTGGAACCTGAAAGAAGACACCGAATGTACATCATGAAACCCGCCATGGACGGCCGCGCCATCGACGTCACAGACCGCGTCACCGCGATCGAGACCATGGACGCTTGTCCGGTCGGAACCACCGTCGAACTGACTGACGGCTCCGCGTACCAGGCCGTCAACACCAAGCCGGGAGTCCTTCCTCCGCTGTGGTCCGGGTACGCCGGCCCCGGCTGCGTCGGACGCATCCTCACCGCCGGGCAGGTCGTCGCCCGCGCCCAGCGCCTCGAGAAGGTGACGATCCGATGATGTGGCACGTCATCCTATGGGCCGGGATCATCCTGGTCGCCGTCATCGTGGCCACGATCGCCGTCGTCCTGACGGCCACGGCAGCGGTCATGCTCCGCGACATGTGGCAGGGGCGCCGGCCATGAACCACACCTGCCCCCGCCACCTTCCTTGCCGCACCTGCTACGGGCACTGCGGCTGCCGCTGCGCTGGCTGCCTGGCAGCCCGTAGGCAGCGCGACCGCGCCGCCAAGACTGGCGAGCCCCTGCCGCCGGCCACCATCTACCGGCCCGGCATGGAGCCCAAGCCAGTCCAGCGGAAGCCAGTGCAGCTTCACCAGGAGACCATCGACATGCTGGACGACGTCGCATGGCTCCTCGACGCCGCCACCCCCTGGGATGAGATCGCCCGCCGTGTCGGCCGCACCATCGGATCCATCGAACAGGCCGCCCGGCGCGGAGGCCGCCGCCGCATCGTCACCTCCGCGTGCGCCGAGCAGCGCCACGCCAAGGAGTGGCAGCGATCTTCCGCCGGCGGTCCGGCATGAGCAGCACGGATGTCATCGCGGTGATCCGCAGTCGCCTGCCACCCATCCTCCCCGACATGGACGCGTGGGTCACCAATTTCGTCACGCTGCCCTCCGGGGATCCGCTCACCGACGACGACCGGCAGCTCTTGGCCGGTCACCTCGACCAGATCCGTGTCGGGTCGCAGGTCTCCATCTGTCCAGACCCCACCTGGTGGACCGCCCTCACCGACCCACCGGACCGCATCTGGAAGGCCGGTGGAGACGACCTGGCTGTCGCCTCCACCGGCCAGCTCCTCGACCACATCCACCGGCCAGCACGGCGTCGCCCCCGCTGGCCATGGCACCGAAAGACACGCCCATGAGCCAACCCACACTTCCGGTGGCCATCCCCGAATGGCAGCAGTGGGCCGCCGAGCACCCCAGCCAGGACGACCCGAACCTCATCCCCATCACCTGCGACGAACCCATCATCTGCGACCTGGTCACCATCTCACGCCTGGCAGCCGGCCTGATCAGCGAACTCCACCGGGCCCGGCACAACCATCCCGTCGCCTCCGGAGTGCAGCGATGGTGCGACCTCATCACCGATGTCTCCGGACGCCTCCCCCTCCGCATCTCCATGCTGTGGGACCAACTCGGAGAAGACCACCCGCTGCGCGCCGGATACCAGCACGACTTCACAGGAAGGACTCACTCATGACCGGATCAATCCGCGACCTGCTCCTCAAACACCCCTACGGCGGCCCCGACTTCGGCGGCTGCGAATGCGGCCAGATCATCGGCGGAGGACAGGACGTGTGGGCCGACCACCTGGCCCCCATCATCGCCGACGCCACCACACCCCGCACCATCACCACCGCCGAGGAACTCGACGCGCTGCCGGACGGATCAGTGGTGCTCGACCGTCAGCATGACGTGGCCGAGAAACACTCCGGGAGACTGCTCTACCGCGAGACGCGAAACATGCCGCTGGAATACCTCGCGAAGCACTACTGCCCCTTCACCGTCCTGCACGAGGGGGCCCGCAATGAATGACGACATGACAGAGGTGATCTGTCAGGCCGCATTCGACCGCCATGTCCTCATCGACCGCACCGACTGTGAGGCCCTCGCCGCCGCAGCCCGCGCATTCATCGGCGACGAGATCGCGGACCTCCGCCTCGACCGCCCAGACGAGCAACGCATCACGGTGCGCGAAGTGGAGGTCTGGAACCGGGCCATCGACGCCGCAACCACCACCATCAGAAACGGGGCCAAGAAGTGAACGACTTCACCGAACTCATCGACACCCTCGCAGAAGGCGAAACCGCCAACGAGGGTTCCCGCCTCCTCAACCAGATCATCAAAGAATGCCGCGACACCGGGAACACCGGCTCCATCACCTTGAGGATCACCATCGTCCCGAAGTACGGAGACGGCCCCGACCTGGAGATCAGCGACGACCTGTCCCACAAGTCTCCGAAGCGGAACCGCCTGCATACCTTCACCTGGGTCGACAAGAAGGGCCACTGGTCACGCACGAATCCTGACCAGGACGCCCTGCCGAACATCACCGACATCAGCGTCAGAGGTGACCACTGATGACACGTGACCTCGCATCGCTCATCCTGGCGATCGCCTGCCTGCTCGTCTGGCTGTGGACCCTCAGCTCGATCACCATCAAGGCCCCCGAATGGTGGGCCTCCCGCAACCGACACACGCCCAGCTGGCTGAACCTCGGCATCCTCCTCCACCAGGTCGGAGGAATCAGCCGACGTGACCAGATCCGAGGCGACATCTGGCGGGCAGGATGTGTCGTCGCGAGCATCGACCACGCTGACGGTGAGGGCGGCCGGGATGTCGCCCTGGTCATCATTCCCGCCGGCTGCCACCTCACCGATGGACAGCACGCCTCCATCATCTGGGAGGCGACCGCCGATGCCGACCACTGACGAACTCCTCGGCCGCTACAGGTCCGGCTTCAACGAGCTCTGGGACCGGATCCAGGCCGTCCAGGCCCTCCACGTCCCCGTGCTCGACCACACCTCCAGATCACAGGGCCCGTGGTGCCTCGAATGCACCCGTGGCCCCGCGCACCCCGTCCCCTGGCCCTGCGACACCGTGAAGGCCGCCGAAGGGGATGACGACTTGTGAACGCCGCCAGACCAAGGACCCGCACCCGCGGACGCCCACCCACCACCGCCAAGCTGATGGAAGAACTCGAATGGCAGCTCGACTGCCACGAGGGCCGAGGTGCAATCCTCCAAACCCTCGGACTCGGCACCGAGAAATCACTCAAGAACGCATGCCAACGGGCCCAGCGAATGGACCTGTGGCACCGCTTCAACGGAAACCAGAACAGGCAGGAGGACGGCGATGGCCACCGATGAATTCGGGAAACTGTTCAAGCGGGCGTGGGGAGACGAGGACTTCACCGCACTGACAGTTGAGCAGCAGAGCCTGTATCACAAGCTCATCTCACAGCCGGACATCTCCCTTGCCGGAGTCCTGACCCTGGCCCCGGTCAGATGGGCACGGCAAACCGCCGGCCAGACCGTCGAGACGATCGAGGACACCCTGGACCAGCTGGAGGCCGCCCGATTCGTCGTGGTCGACAAGTCCACCCAGGAGGTCCTTGTGCGGTCCTATATCCGCCGTGACTTGGGGTGGCGGTCGCCGCGGACGATGAAGGGCATCGCCGGGGCTGTAGAGCGCATCCTGTCTTCACGTCTGCGCGTGGCGGTTGCGCGGGAGCTCGATCGGATCGACACCTCGGGGTTGTCGGAGCAGGTGTCCGAGAAGACGAATCGGTCAACGCGTCAGGTGGTTGAGGAAACGATCGCCTCCCTCATCGCTGATACCCCTTCCGATACCCCATGCGATAGGGGTTCACTCACGCGCGCGGACAACGGCAAGAGCAAACGCAACGGCAATAGCAACGGCAATAGCAACCCCTCACTTCGTTCGGGGGGTGCGGGGGGAGACCTTAGCGCCGAGCTCGCCACGATCCCGGAATCCACAGCCGTCGCTGCCGCGCCGGCCGACACGAAGACGAAGCGAGGCACCCGCCTCCCAGACGGCTGGTTCCCCGACCGCACCGACGCCGCCCTCAAGCTCGAAGCCGCACACGACGACGCCTGGCTGAAACGTGAACTCGCCAGATTCTCCGACTACTGGCAGGCCAAGACCGGCCGCGACGCGACCAAGCTCGACTGGACCAAAACCTGGTGCAACTGGCTGCGCAACGCAGAAGACCACCAGACCCGCAACCGCCCAACCGGCCCCGACTGGAACCGGTGGGCAGCAGAAGCCCGAGCCGAAGACGCGGCCGAGAGGGGGCAGACATGGACCGAGAACACGCCGTCGCAGTCCTCCGCAAGGTGATCGCCTACTCCCCCGCCCAGAAGCTGAACGACGACTCCCGCAACGCATGGGCCGAAGCCCTCGCCGGAACCGACTTCGCCGACGCGCTCGACGCCGTCGCCATCCTCGGAGGACGACCCCTCGAACCCGGGGACCAGCTCTGGATCCAGCCGGGGCACGTGATCTCCGAAGTGCGCCGCCTCCGCCACGCCCGCATCGAATCCACCGAAGCCGCCCTCACCGGAGCACCCACCGACCCGGCCGAATACCTCGCCTGGCTGCGCAGATCCAGGAGCGAGCTGGGAGACGGCGACTACCAGCCACCCGACGTGGCCGTCACAGGACACACCATCGCAGAACTCCCCACCCCAGGAAGGACCATCCACCATGACTGACATCCCCACCCCCGAGCCCATCCTCCTGTCGATGGCCAGCCAGCTCACCCTCATCACCGACACCGGCCACCTCGATGGCCGCATCACCGGGATCTGGATCGGCGACGTCAACGTCACCGACGCCGTCACCACCGACGGGCTCCACCTCACCGGCGACACGAACGGCACCCGGATGATCGCTGAGGTCACCCTCACCCTCGTAGGCCCCATCATCGCCACCCAGGAGCACACCCGATGACCGGAGCCAACAGCCTCAGCCCACGCGGCTCCACCACCGCCTGGCGCAAACTCCGCACCCAATGGCAGCCACTCGTCGAAGCCGGCGCCATCCAATGCTGGCGCTGCCAAGGCCAACGCGGACCACTCGACCCCAACCACTGGCACCTCGGCCACATCCGCGACCGCAACCACGGAGGCAGCGACGCCGAGACCAGACCCGAACACCCGAGCTGCAACCTCGAGCACGCCAACGACGCCAAGACACCAGACAGGCCCACACCATCCCGCAACTGGTTCCCCGAAGGACTCCAATGACCGAAACCATGCACCAGACCCACAAAACGGCACCCAGGACGCGACGAGATAGGAAGGGGGCACAGTTCCTCGGGTCCGCACCTGAAATGCCGTCAGATCGCCACCAGCGAGCAACCGGAGGGCAACGGCAGGCGCGAGCCGGACTCCGAGTCGCGACCGACCCGCGAAGCTGTGCCGAACCTGTGAGCCAGCCGAGGCCGCCCCGTTTTTTTGAGGCCCAGGTCAGACCAGACATCGCCGATGGCCCCCCGGCGCATTTTTCTCCGATCCGCCGCGCTTCCCGAGGGGGCCAGCGATGACTTGGACGACCGGGGCCGAGATCCCCATCGACGCCGCCTCGATCACCGCCAGCGACACCGCCCGATTCTGGTTGAAAGTGGACCGCTCGGGAGGTCCGGACACCTGCTGGCAGTGGCGCGCCGCGCGTGACCGGAGCGGCTACGGCACGTTCTTCCTCAAGGGGCGCAAGACGATGGCCCATCGCGTCTCAGCAGCGCTCTCCGGCTGCGCACTGCACGACGGGATGGTGCTGGACCACACGTGCGAGAACCCTGGGTGCGTGAACCCTCGTCACCTCGTGGAGACGACGAACACGGGCAACTGCTGGAGTCGGAAGATCAACGAGAACAGCCGGTCGCAGATCCGTGGTGTCACCTGGGCTTCCCGCGAGCAGAAGTGGGCGGCGCGGGTGAAGCCCTCCGAGTCGGGCCGTGAGCGATCGGTGTGGCTGGGCTATCACGACTCGGTGGACGCTGCTGCGCGTGCGGTGGCGTCGTGGTGGTGGGTTCATGATTCTGGGGCGCGGAATGTGGGGATCGAGTTGCTGTCGGAGGCGGACAGAGTGGCTGCTGTGAAGCGTTGGGGTGGTGAGGTCGCATGAGCCGGGCGAGGGGCTGGGGCAACGGCGCCGGCCGGTTCGGGAAGGTGGCCCGCAGGATCGCCGCCGACGTCGGACAAGACGACGCTGAGCGGTGGCTGCTGGCGGAGATGCTCAAGGACTCGGCCGACCTGGCCGACAGCTGCCGCAACCAGCAGGACCGGGGCGGCTACGTGGCCGCCACAACTCGGATGCTGATGCTGTTGAAGGCGATCAAGGGAGGTGCAATCGATGGACTCGCAGACGATGACGCGGCTTCCGATGGTGGGGCCGGACGAGTGGCCGAGCTCCTGGGGGCCGGCCCCGAGGTGGGCGACTCGCAGGCGTCCTGAGCGGCCGTCCTTCGGTCCGGCGGTCGCTCGGATCACGCGGGCGATCTTCGGGATGGAGTTGTTCCCGTGGCAGCGGTATGTGCTCGACGTCGCCCTGGAGGTGCTGCCTGACGGGAGCTGGGCCTACAACGAGGTGCATGTGCTGGCGCCGCGCCGGTCTGGGAAGACGGCGATGGTGACGGGGCTGGTGGCCCACCGGTGCGGGCAGCCGAAGGAGGCGCGCGCGTTCATGACGGCGCAGTCAGGTGATGCCGCGCTGGCGCGTTGGGGGGACGTGTCGGGGCGGATCGTCAGGTCTGCGATGGGTGATCGGGTGAAGCGGAAGATATCGATCGGCCACGAGGGCCTGGCGTGGCCAGGCAGCGGGTCGTTCTTCCGGCCGTTCACTCCGAAGGAGAACGCGATCCATGGCGACGAGCCGGATCTGGTGTTCGTGGATGAGCTGTGGTGGTTCTCGATGGCCGACAAGCTGGCGTTGGAGGACGCCTGGGTGCCGGTCTTCAGTGTGAAGCCGGGGCAGGCCTGGTTGCTGTCGGCGGCCGGCACCAGCCGGTCGGAGTGGCTGAAGGATGCCCGGGAGAAGGGCCGGGCCGCGATCGAGCGCGACAGGGGCGAGGGCGTGGCTCACTTCGAGTGGGGGTTGCCTGAGGAGGTCGGCGGGGTGCGCACCTCGCTGTTGGAGGACGATGAGCTCCTGGACCTCACCCTGGATGCTCATCCGCGGCGGGATCACGGGATCCGGCGTGGCTTCCTGGAATCTGAGCTCGCACAGTCCCGCTCTCGATTCCTTCGCGCTTACGGCGGCCTGGACGCAGACGAGACCGCGTCGGAGACGGTGATTGATGAGTTGCAGTGGGGGCGTGCCAGGACGCGTGAGCAGATCCCGGAGACGGCGCTGGTGGGCATCGGTATCGGTGTGGATCAGGACGGCGTGGATGCGTCGATCACGGCTGCGTGGCGGCGCCCTGATGGGGTGGCGTTGACGGAGCAGATTGCGCACAGGCCAGGCACCCGGTGGGTGGCGCCGGCGGTTGAGCAGTTGGTGGCGGCGCATCATCCGGTGGCGGTGGCGATCAACCATGTGGGGCCGGGCCGGAATGTGGCCGACGAGCTGACAACGCACGGCGTGGAGCTGCTGAAGCTCGGCATGGGTGATTGGGGGTCGGCGTGCATCCGGTTCAAGTCGGGGGTGGAGGAGTCCCCAATTTCGGTGTCACATGACGGGCATCCTGACTTGGAGGATTCCATGCGCCATGCCGGGCTCCGGGAAACGAAGACTGGGCTGACGATGTGGGCGAAAACTTCGGAGGTGACCGTGACGGTGCTCGAATCGACCACGGCGGCTGTGTGGGCCGCTGATCATCCTGGCGACGTCGAGCCCGTCAAGCCCACGTTCAGGATCTTCTGATGGCGGTGTACCAGGTGGGGGGCCTGTCGCCGGAGCAGGTGCGCACCCTGAATGTCGGGCCGGTGGGTGTGCTGACCGGGTGGACGATGGCCACAGATCCTGACCGTGCGAAGGGCATTCCGGAGGTCGCCAGGGCGTTGGGGATTGTGGCGTCGATGCCGGCGACGATGCCGATGAAGGCGTGGGTGGGTCCGGAGTTGTCGCCGTTCCCGTGGATGATTCTGATGCGGCCGGATCCGGACGCTGAGACGGCATGGTTCGTGGAGCAGAACTTCATGGACTGGTGGATTCATGGGAACGCCGTCTCCGTGGTGACGTCGCGGTCTGAGTCGGGGTGGCCGTTGACGATGGCGTGGGTGCCGGCGCCCAGGGTGGCGGTCACCGAGGAGCCGACGACTGGCAGCCCGGTCTACTGGATCGACGGCGTGCAGGTCGACAGTCGAGACGTGATCCATGTGAGGCGGGGTGCGAACCGGTGGAACACGTTGATCGGCGTGGGGGTCGTCGAGCAGCACCTCGCGGCCTTGGGGAAGGTCGCAGACCAGCAGGCCTATGAGGCGCGCGTGCTGGACACGAGCGCCGTCCCAAGCGTGGCGATCGTGGTACCCAACAGTGAGCTGTCACAGGAGGAGGCCGACGCCGCCAAGCAATCCTGGGTGGACAGGTACGGCGGGCCGAAACGGGAGCCGGCTGTGCTGCCAAATGGAACCGAGATCGTGAAGCTGGCGTGGTCGCCTGCTGACCAGGAACTCTCCGAGGCCCGGAAACTGTCCCGGGTTGATGTGGCGAACATGTTCAACCTGGATGGGTTCTGGTTGGGCGCCGAATCTAAGGGGCTCACCTACCGTTCCCCCGGGCCGATGTTCCTGATGCTGATCAGGCAGACCCTGGGCTTGATGATCGCCCAGTTCGAGCAGGCGTGGGGGACGGCGTGGCTGCCCCCGGGCACGGATCTCCGCTTCGATCGTCAGGCGATCCTGGGCGACGACATGTCCACGACGATCACGTTCCTGTCGCAGGCCGTGAACACGGGCCTGCTCAGCGTGAACGAGGCCCGCCAGTACATAGGGAAGAGCCCCGTTCCAGGGGCAGACGAACTCCGGAATCCCGTGATCACTCAGAGCATGACGTCGGGCCAGAATCAGGGAGGACAGAACGATGAATGACCAGATCGTGACGCTGCGGGCGCCGGAGGTGCGCACCGCGTCGGCGGCGCTGGAGCTCGTAGACGTCGAGGCCGATAACCGGAGGATCAGCGGACGTGCAGTGCCGTACAACACGTTCACCTCGATCGGATGGTTCGCGGAACAGCACGCTCCGAAGAGCTTCGCGAAGTCCATCAGGGAGGCTGCGAGGAAGCTTCCGCTGCTGCTGTGGCACAACAACTGTTCTTTCCCGGTCGGGGTGTCGGAGGAGTGGGACGACAATGACAACGGGCTGGATTGCACGTGGCGGATGGACTCCTCGGAGGAGGCCGAGCGGGCCGCAGATCTCGCCGACAAGGGCATGCTGACCGGCCTGAGCATCGGCTTCGCGCCCATCAGGTCGGAGTGGGAGTACGTGCCGGATGAGGACTGGGATCCGAACCGCGGCATCGACGGCATGGATAAGGTCACCAGACTGGAGTCAAGGCTCCTCGAAGTCTCCATCACCCCGACGCCTGCCTTCGCCGGCGCCAAGGTTTCCCAGGTGAGATCCAGGGAGCAGCGCCGCGAGATGCCGAACCACGAGCTCACGTTCCCGCGGCGTGAGGCGTGGGCTCAGTGGCTGGCCGCGAATCGCAGGAGTGCGTCGTGAGCATGCCTTCGCCGTCAGATCTGGCTGCGCTGCGCGCCGAGGTGAACCGGATGATGTCCGGGCATCTGACTGCCGAGTCTGATGATCCTGAGCCGCGTCCGGAGAGGGCCGAACCCGAGCACGCCAAGGATGCAGCAATTTCAGGGCAGCCGGATGCCAGCATGAATGACCAGAAGGGCTCAAGTCCTTCTGCTCCCCGCCGGAGACGAACCACAACAACCCGGAGCAAGGCGTCACGGGCCACCAGTTGATGTGGGGGATGGGCCACCACGGAGGAGCGAACACATTCGTTCGCACCCCCTGGAGAGGTGGTTCATCATGGGAAACCCGGTCCTGGAGCGGCTGCTCAATCAGCGCTCCGAGCAGGAGGAGTTCATCTCCCAGCTGCTCGACAAGGCCAATGAGGAAGAGCGCGACCTGGTCGACGCCGAGCTGAAGAACGTCGAGTCGGCCCGTCAGCGGATGGCGGAGATTGACGAGCAGGTCAAGCCGCTGGAGGCGTTCGAGGAGACTCGCGCCGCCCACCAGGTTCGCAAGCCGGCTGCGCAGGCCAGGCAGCGTCGCGGCGATGGTGAGCAGCGCAGGCTTTCCGCCGAGCCCCGCGAGCAGGCCTACAAGACTGCTGGCGAATTCCTCGTCGACTACGTCCGAGCCGTGGGCTACCCCGGCGCTCAGATCGCCCCTTCGTCTGACGCTCAGCAGCGTGTGTCTGCCGCGCTCGGCCGTGACGTCATGGCCCTGAACCGGGCCGCCAACGATGTCGCCGCGGGCGAGCATCAGACCACGGCCGATACGCCGGGGCTGCTGCCGAAGCCGATCGTCGGTGAGATCCTCCAGGATCTCGACGGATCCCGTCCATTCGTCTCCAGCATCGGCGCGAAGCCCCTGGCCGGCATCGCCGGGAAGTCTTTCGAGCGGCCGCACATCACCGGTCACACGAAGACCGGCGAGCAGACCAATGAGAAGGGTGAGCTGGTCGACTCGGCGCTGAAGATCGAGGGCGTTCCGTTCACCAAGCACACCTTCGGTGGCTTCGTGAACATCTCCCGTCAGGACATCGACTGGACCTCCCCGTCCGCGTGGGATTCGGTGATCTCCGATCTGCAGCTCATCTACGGCACCGACACCGAGGACTGGGCCGCGCAGCAGTTCGCGACCGCTGTGACCCAGACCCAGGCGGTGGCGACCGACACCATCGCGGACTGGGTGAAGGGGCTCTACGCCGGCGCCGTGACCGCGATGACCGGCAACGGCACCAAGCGGGCCTCCGCGCTGCGCCTGGTCAACACCATCTGGACCAGCGTGGACATGTGGGCCTCCCTGGGGACCCTCCTGACCCTGACCAACGTCACCTCGGCCACCAACGAGAACCCGGGGGTCGCGAAGGCCACCGGGTTCGAGGGGTCGATCCTCGACATTCCTCGGATCATGGTCCCCGGTCTGCCGGCCGGAACCGTGATCCTCGGCCGCTCCAACCTGGCCGAGTTCTACGAGGAGAGGGTCGGCCTGCTGCAGGCCGTCGAGCCGAAGGTCTTCGGGCTGGGCGTCTCCTACGGCGGGTATGTCGCGACCGGGGTGTTGGACTCCACGGCGTTCTGCAAGCTGTCGGTCACCCCGG